CGCACAGGACTGGAAATTATTATTCATCATGCTGTGATGCCGGAATGATTCAGCTTTAACCAACCATAAGGAATAAGGGAAATGCGAATTACCCACGAAATGATAGATAAAGCATCTGCCGCCTATGCTGAAAAGAGGCATCCTCAAAGGTGGGATGGTGAGCCATGGGGTCAGGCTGGGCGGGCGAATCATAACGCCGCCATTAAAAATGCATTAACGGTTATTTTTAAAGAGTATAGATTAGTAAAAAAAATAACCAACCATAAGGAATAGAGATAATGATTAACAGAGAGGAATACCTAGACGATCACGGCTTGCAAGTCGATCCTTTGTTTGACATGGTTGATGAGTATCAATCTAAAATCGAGCAACTAAAGAAAGAAAACGAAGATATGTTAACAATGCTGACCGTGGTGTCAAAAGCAGATTGGCAAGCTTCAAACTTATGCTTAAGAGTTGAGCTAGAAGATTTAGTTATGTGTTTAACCAACCATAAGGAATAAGAGAATGACATTACTACTAGTAGTTTTACTAAACATAACACCGCCAACGGCATCGACTGAAGGGTTAAATGTTGGACAATTAGAGAGGTGGTGCAAGGCGCGCCCTCAAAATATGGCCCATCCTCGGTGTAAGCCGTGGCAACAAAAATAGCTAAAATTGTGATTAAAGGCTTAATAGCTTATAATTAAGGTTCATTTAATCAGGTGTAAGAATAATGCTCAAAAGATGTATTTCGTTATATGCCAAAACTCAGCTTGGCGGGTCTACAGAGAAAACAGCGAAGAAAGCTATTTATCTGGATACGGCGAGATTGAAACTGCAATAGAAATATCGCGGTTATATGGCATCACTTTGACTGAATTCTATAACCTTCAAACTTTAAGAGTAGCGTAATCATGGTCCCGAGCCATCAAGACGGTGACAAGAAGCCACCAAAAACCACTGACAAAGTCGCGACAAAGAAAAAGAAAAAGAAAGCAAAAAGATAATGGACATTCTTGACGGGTTTTTTTTGTTGATGGCTTTTTATCTCTATTTAAAAGCTAAAGATGAGTATAAAAACATAGCATTAGTAGTATTTTGCTGGTTTTTTATTAGCGATGTAATGGCGCATCACTTCTTTTTAGAGTTGAGGGCGGCGAACAATTGGCTTATTTATTTGATCTATAACTTTATAATAGGCGGGTGTTGGCTCTTTTTGTGTAAATTTAAATCGCACCTTGTTATATTTCTACTACTTACCACAAATGTTTTGTTGTCCATTGTTGCCTCGTTCTATTTCATAGGGAATTTAGTACCTAAATCAGTTTATAATATGTATCCATACGCAGCGAATACTATCGCTGGATTAGTGCTTATTTATTTATGGATGCTTGGAAATGGAGTTAGACGCTTGGACAGTGACGATAATAATAGAGGTTATATCGCTAATCTTCTTCGTGTTCGTTATGGGATTTATAACAGGGGCAGCAAGTGAGCGACGAAAGCAGAAACAATCCGAATATAGAGCGAATATTAGACAGCTTCGCAGGCACGTTGGAGAAACATGCAGAGAAAACAGATACAGCGCTGGAGAAATTGACCGAGACAGTACAAAAGCTGGCAGATAATCAAATTGAGACTAAAAAGGATCGAGAATACGACTCAGCAAGAGCGGAACGCATAGAAGAGAATCAAAAAGAACAAGGGAAAAAGATTGAAACCTTATCAAATACCGTCCTACTATTAGACGAAAGAGTCGGTAACCAAAAGAATAAATGGGCCGAAGTTGGCAAGATAGGCGGCGCAATAATCACAGCGGTTCTAATCGCTAAGTTGGCTATATGAGCGTACCATTCACAGAAAATCCAGATATAGACGTTAGGCGCTGGTATCACGAAGATTGCACGATAGGCCGGTTGTTTACTGGTGATATGCAATGCTTTACGTTAGAGCTACCATTCCTAGATAATCAAAAAAACGTATCATGCATCCATGAAGGCTGTTATGAGTATTTTATTAGGCCGAAGCCAAGTGGCAAAGTAATCGAATTAAAAGGCGTAGAAAACAGAACTCACATTCAATTACACTCAGGAAATTACACTAGCCAAATTTTAGGTTGTTGTCTCCCAGGTGATTCGATAAAGTGGTTGAACCGAGATAAGGTGCCAGATGTATCAAATTCAAGAAATACACTAATCAAGATTTTAAACAGAATCCCAGAAACCGGAATAATTAGATTTTGGAGTTAAATATGGAATGGTTAAGGAAAGAATATCTAGCAATTAAGAATTCGAAAACTATTCGACTGTCATATCTTAAAACGCTAGCTGGCTTGGTGTCGGTTGCTTTGGCGCTTTCTGGTAACTTTGAATCAGTAATTGACCCGTTTTGGTTCGGCTTAGGTGTTGCCGTCCTTGGTATGATGGACAACAAACTTAGAAAAGTGACCACTCAACCGCTGGACGATAAATAACATGAATAACGATCCAAGAAGAATGTTTTATACGGAAGAAGAAATCCAAGCGTTAACGCGAAGAGATAAGGCTGTTTTCCAGTTGGAGCGTTTTTGGTATAACTTAAGCGAATGGTTTCTTACCCTTAAAGAGTCTGACAGTCGATGGATGAAAAATGATGTTTAGCGGAATATGGGCTAAAATTAGCGCAGGTCTAGCGGTCATTGGTGGTGTATTACTATTGATGTTAAGAGGTGAAAAAAGCAAGCGGAAGGCGGCAGAACTAGAAGCTAGCATTGAGAAAGAAAACCGAAAGAATTTACAGAATGCAAAAAAAGTAGTTGAGGAAATACAAGAGAACCGTCAAAAGTTTGACGAAGAACAAGAAAAAAATCATACCGCCGATATAGTAGAATTGGAGAAACTTAAAAATGAAGATAACGATTCTGTTGTTGTTGATGGTGTGCTCAGCATGTACAACCAAGACGATAGTAAAAACTAAATTTGTCGATGTTCCTAAACGATTCTTGGTAGGTTGTGATGATCCGAAGTTTGACCCGCCACAAGAAACGATTGATAAGGCTAAAGCGGGAGACTATAAGCACCTCTCAATTGATCAAGCAAAGCATTCGAAAACGCAATCAAAAGAAATTAAAGCATGTAACGAAAACATCGAAGACCTAAAAAAATACCAAGATAGAGTAACTAAGGGTAAGTTAGATTAATGGCTTTTGTATCAGGCGCACAGACAAATCCTGGCAATGCTTACGCCCCAGCCAGTGATACAGACACAGCCTTGTGTTGGATAGCTGGCGCGTATGGAGTTGGAACGGCAAGCGGCAGCGCTCAAGACTTTGGCGGGTCTGGGATGACAGAGCCAGCAGCGCAAGATCAAACTTTAGATCTAGCAGGAAATGGCGACCCATCAGCTAACGCAAGTTATCTTGTAAATCCAGGAACTTCATCAAGTACACTTTCGCTCACGTGGTCTAGCGGCAGGGCTGGCGATGTTGGTTATGCTTTTACTGTGGCAGATATAGATCAAAGCACGCCTATTTCGGGGACTCCGACGGGTGGCACGTATACCAACTCCGGATCCGGAGAGCCTTCACTAACATACAGCGCAGAAAATGGCGACGTTGTGGTATACTGGCGCTACCACGCAAGAGGAGGGGGAGCCATATCATGGACAGACCCGACCGATTTTACGCAACGCTCCGACATTGCTATAATTACGTCACCAGCCAGACGCTCAATAGCGGTATGGACAAGGGATGTCACAAGCTCGCTTGTAGGGGCAACAGTTCAAGCAAGCGAGAGCGCTGATGGCGATGGTTTGCAGGGTTGTTTTGTGCTGCTAGCCGCTGGTGGAGGCGGTGGAGTTTCAATACCTGTTATAATGAATCACTTAAGAAATCAAGGAATAAGTTAATGGCTAATAAAGAAGATTTAAGAATAGCAAAAGTTTTACAAGAATTAAAAATAGTAAACAACGCAATTACGCAGGCTATTGATAATGGCGCAACGCTGGCGGCTCGGTTGGTTGATGCTCAAGACGGCGATAATACATCAGTCTGGAGTCAAACACTGTACGGAACGGCGCAAACAGGAACGGCGACTCTAACAATTGACTCTGTAGCAAAAACTATTTCGTGCTTAGCGGGGGCGAACTTGTTTTCAAGCTTTCGCGTTGGTCGAGACGTCCAGCTTAAATCTTTCTCAGATGCAGCTAATAATCAAACAACTGAAATAACCGCCGTTACTGATGATATGATAACAGTAGTATCTAGCACATTGGTTGATGAGACTGATACAGCAGCAAAAGCAAGAGAGGCGGCAACGACAGACGAAAAAGCTATTGTAGACGCGTTAATATTAAATACCGACAGATTGACCGAAATACAGGCCGCGCTAGATAACGGAGTTGTAGTGACGGCAGATCGTCGAGGCGATTTAACAGACTTTAGCTGGTAGGGTAAATAAATGTTTTTGAGACAATCGACAGCATCGCAAGAGATAAGCTTAGGTCAGTTTCTAGACTCTACTGATGGAGACACTGAGGAGGGTGGGTTAACAATAGCCAATACCGACATTAAACTCAGAAAGCATGGGACAACCACTTTAGCAAATAAAAATTCTGGCGGTGCAACCGTTATATCCAATGGCGTCTATCAGTGTACTCTTGATGCAACCGACACAAATACAGCAGGCCAATTAGAGATATATGTTCATGTATCTGGAGCCTTAGCTGTAAAGAATACTTACGTAGTTTTAACTGCAACAGCTTTTGACGCTTTATTGACAGGAACTTATAATAATATTTCACCGGCTGAAGTAAATGCTGAGGCTGACACCGCCCTAACTGATTATGACGGGCCGACGAACGCAGAAATGGAAGCGAGAACTTTAGTCGCGGCAAATTACTTTGATCCGACATCAGACCCAGTGGCGACAGTGACAACCCTTACCAACCTGCCCGCAATCACTAGTAACTGGCTAACGGCAGCAGGTATAGCAGCAAGCGCACTAGATGGTAAAGGTGATTGGAATATTGGGAAAACAGGATACACAGTTTCAACCGTTTCAGATAAAACCGGCTACTCTATTAGCGGCGCAATAACCACATTAGACGGGTTGAATAACTTTGATCCTACCAGCGATGCGGTTGCTAATGTTACGTTAACCGCGTCATGTACAACAAACACCGACATGGTAACCGAGCCGCCAACAGTTGCGGCAATAGCTGATGGTGTTTGGGATGAGGTTCAGGCTGGACACACTACAGCGGGTACTTTCGGACTGTATTTAGATTCTGAAGTATCTGGAGCGGGTGGAGGTTCAGCGCCTACCGTATCAGAAATAGCCGACGGTGTATGGGATGAATTATTGTCAGCTCACACAGTTTCTGGATCATCTGGCGAAGCACTGGCGGCAGCTGGAACGGCTGGAGACCCTTGGACAACCGCATTACCTGGGGCTTATGGAGCGGGAACGGCGGGTAAAATTATTGGCGATAACATCAACGCGCCACTAGACACTATTGACGCGAACATTGACTCAATATTGGTGGATACAGGGGAGATTGGAACGGCTGGAGCCGGTTTGACTAATATTAATCTTCCTAATCAAACAATGGATATTACTGGTAACATTACAGGCAATCTATCTGGAAGCGTCGGAAGCGTGACAGGTGGCGCAACTTCAGCGGCACAAACAACAGCTCAAAATGATTTAGATATAATTACCGGTGCTGATGGTGTTAATTTACTATCAGGCACGCAAGCAAGTATTGACGCTATCGAAGCAGATACTAATGAATTGCAAGGCGATTGGGTTGACGGCGGTCGATTGGATTTAATTCTCGACGCTAGATCGTCACAGGCAAGCGTAGATACGGTTGATGGAAATGTGGATAGTATTTTACTTGATACTGCTGAGATTGGCACAGCCGGAGCCGGTTTGACTGACTTGGGTGGAATGTCTACAGGAATGAAAGCAGAAGTTAATACAGAAGCGGACACAGCGTTAACGGACTATGACGGGCCTACAAACGCCGAAATGGAGGCAAGAACACCAACGGCAGCACAATTAGCTTATATCACCGCTAACGCCGAAACTGGCCTCCCTGTGACATTTACTACTTCAGGCGGCTCAACTACGGCGGCGGTGCTTAATCTCGTAGATGGCGGCGCGGGGAGTGCGACAGACGACCAATATAACGGACGACTACTAGTATTTACAGATGGAACCTTGAAAGGCGTAGTGACAGATATCACTGATTACACCGGAAGCACAACGACGGCGACAATTACAGCGATACCATTTGCACCAACATCTAGCCATAATGCCAGGTTAATTTAATGGCAACTAGTGGAAATCAATTAACTAGAATCGGCGGTTTTTTTAGCGGCGTAGCAAAGAAATTAACTATTCTTGCTAAAGCGGCCGGAGTCGTACCTAATCCCGCATCATTTGCTGTCATTGGATTAATTAACTCAGATGGTCAAGGCTCTTTAGGTGAAATATTAAATAATGGCGTTGGCACATCAGTTAGCCAAATAAGTAACTTTGCTGTAAAATCAACTATATTAGATCAAGGTCAAGGCGTTACCGGTGAAATAACCAGCAACGGCCAAGGCATAACGGGAAATATGTAATGGGACTTAAAGTCGGAGAATCGGGTAAGGTGTTTCGGTACGGAACGAGCTTTGATATGTCGTCGAGTACCTCATTAGAGTTAAAATTTACCGACCCATCTGGAGCAGAGATAAGCGTAACTGATCCGAAAGTAACAGCGCCAGCGGTAGGAGTAACAGATCCAGACGTGGGGCCATTGGTTGCTAGTGAGTACATGGAATTTGACGTTGAAGCAACAGACTTTGTAACAGCCGGAACATGGTCTGTATGTGGGATATTCACTAACACCGCAACAACTCCCGATCAAATCTATCATGGCGATTCTGCTACGTTCACAGTAGGCGCGGCTTGCTAATGAATAAGGACGAATTTGGACAAACTATAAGGGCTAACTTAAATGAGGATATTTCCTCAGCTAATAGTTATCAACTATCACTAGAACCACAAGCTGGAGCAATAATCAATAAAACGGCCACCATAGGCACTGTAAACATTACTGAGGGTGATGAAAAGTGGTTAGCTAACCAATATGTTGAGTACGTCGTAGAAGATGGCGTATTAGATAAAGCAGGACAATGGCGAAAGAAAGGCAAAGCGATATTCTCAACAAAGGAAGTATTAGGAAATTATTCTAGATTTACCGTATTACCATAAACCCCAATAACATAACGCAACTTATCGCACAGTTTAGAGGCGCAAGAGGAGAAAATAGTTATGAAATCACCAATAGAAAGAACGCAGGCAAAATCAATTGATACTTTACCCTTACGCGGTGAAGGCAATCAAACCATTCATCAATCAGAAACAACCACCACAAAGCAAATAAGGTTAGAGCCCCCATCTACCGGATATATCAATAACTATACACTAGCAAATGGCGAAAGAGTATATCCTAAACCTGTAGAAGCAAGACTTCACCGGTGGGTGGAATTATAATGGCAAAGCCAGGAAGGAAAAAAGCTTATACCGACATAGATCACTTCGCCGCCATTGTGGAAGACTATTTTATGACTGCGGCATATATGGGTGAAGGCGATAATAGGATGTTTGCCCCTACCGTTTCAGGGCTAGCGTATCATCTAGGTATTGATAGACATACACTATTAAACTACCAAAGTGATAGTGTATTTTTACCCACTATAAAAAGAGCGAAGGAAAGAATTCATCAGGCGCTAGAGCAAAGGCTATACGGAAACAACGTCACTGGGATAATCTTTAACCTAAAGAATAACTTTGAATGGCGTGATAAAAAAGAAACAGAGCTATCTGGAGAGGTTCATTTGACGGCTGAGCAATGGCTTGATGATCTCAACTAATCAAGAGCTTACCCAGCGACAAAGATTAAAAGATGATTTCGAGTTTTACTCAAGGAATTGCTTAACAATACGTTCAAAAAGCGCAGAGAAAATTTCCTTTCGATTAAATAAAGCCCAACTACATATTCACAACCTAATTCAAAAACAACTTCACGATACGGGTAAGGTAAGAGCGGTTATACTTAAAGGTAGACAGCAAGGCGCGTCAACTTACATACAAGGCCGGTTTACGTGGAGGACGACCCACAAGAAAGGGGTTAGAGCTTTTATCCTTACGCACGAAGATGATGCTACACAAAACTTGTTCTCAATGGGTAAGCGCTATTACGAAAACCTTCCTCAGTTTGTCCGACCATCAATATCAGCCAGTAATGCAAAAGAGTTAATATTTGACGTACTGGATTCGGGCTATAAAGTTGGCACCGCTGGTAATAAGTCAGTAGGCCGCTCACAGACAAATCAATTCTTTCACGGGTCCGAGGTCGCTTTTTGGCCTAATGCTGCCGAGCACGCCAAAGGCATACTACAAACAATACCAGACTTGCCAGACACGGAAATCATTTATGAATCAACTGCGAACGGGCTAGGTAACTTTTTTCACCAACAATGGAAGATGGCAGAATCAGGGCAAAGTGAGTTTATAGCTATTTTTGTGCCGTGGTTCTGGCAAGACGAATACCGTAAAGATTTACCAAAAGACTTTAGTAAAACCGATGAAGAGCATGAGTTAGCCATTCAATATGAGCTAGACGATAATCAAGTTTACTTCATGCGGCAAAAGATAATAGAACTCTCGGCAGATGGTACCAATGGCGAGAAGGCGTTCAAGCAAGAATATCCAATGAACGCAAGCGAGGCTTTTCAAGTATCTGGCGGAGACGGATTGATAACCGCAAGCGATATCGTTAGAGCGAGAAAAACAGACGCTAATCCAAGCGGCTCTTTTGTTGTAGGGGTTGACCCGTCAAGAGGTGGGGATAGGTTTTCCACTATCAACAGAATGGGCAGGAAAGCCTGGAGTCTAAACAGTTACACCGGAGACCAAGTTGATAAACTAGGCAAATCAGTTTCTATTTGCAAAACAATCCTTGACACTACTGACCCAGTAGCAGGTAAGAAGCCGGACATGATGTTTATTGATGCTGGTGGCGGTATTGATATTGCCGATCGCCTACACGAATTAGGGTATCAAGACAGAGTAAAAGCGATTTACTTTGGTTCGACTCCGCTAAATACTGATAAATACAAAAATAAACGCTGTGAAATGTGGGGTGAATGCAATTTATGGTTAAAAGATGAGAATATCGAAGTCCAAATACCCGATTCGGACGCTTTGCAGGCTGACCTATGTGCCTCACCCTATGATAGGGACTCACATGATAGAATTTGCCTATGGAAGAAGGAAAGGATAAAATCTAAGTATGGGTTCTCTCCAGACGAAGGGGATGCACTGGCTTTAACGTTTGCCGAGCCAGTGAATGCCAATAAACCAAAACATATACAATTTGATAGTGAGTTTTAACAATGAAGAATGATCCAACCGAAGAGCAGGATATTCACGCCGAAGCAATAAAGCGATTTAGCCAAGTTGAGGACAGAAAGCAGCGCCAGCTAGCAATTGAGGATATGAAGTTTGCCCACGCCGAAGGTGGGCAATGGGATGAGGACGCTTTGAGAAAAAGAGCGAACCGCCCTAGATTCACAATTAATCGAATTGAGCCAGCTATAGACCAAATAGTCGGAGACCAAAGACAGAACAGAACATCTATAAAAGTTCGACCGGTATCAGGCGGCGCAGACGAAAAAACCGCGAAGATATACAACGGGCTAATCAGAAACATAGAATCGACTTCAAAAGCTACCAACTCTTACGATGCGGCGTTTGATGAAAGTGTGTCAGGCGGTTTTGGAGGGTGGAGGATATTAACAGAATTTACTGATGATGATGTGTTTGAGCAAGATATTAAGTTTGCTCCGATAAAGTCCGCTGCAAGTTCTTTATATTTCGGCCCCTCAGAGGCTTACGATAAAAGAGACGCGCCTTACGCCTTCTTAGTCACAGATATGGACAAGGCGGAATTCGAAGAAAAATATCCAGACAAGCAGTCAAGCAACTTTGTTGATAAAGTTTCAAACAGAACATCTTGCAATGAGTGGTTTAGTAGAGACACCGTCCGAATAGCCGAATATTGGAAGAAGGAGCCAGTAAAAAAGACCATCTCGCTTTTATCAAACGGCAGTGTGATCGATGAAACTGAAGAAGCTAAGGTAATGGATGAGCTGAAAGAGCAGGGGGTTACTGTTTTAAAAAGTCGTCGTGTCAACTCACATAAGGTTGTGCGATACATTATGAATGGAAACGAAATACTAGAGCCAAAGCAGGAATGGGCGGGAAAATATATACCGCTAGTGCCTGTTTACGGTAAGACTCACACTATTGAAGGCGTGACTTACACAAAAGGTATGGTTAGAGATGCCAAAGACCCGCAACGCATATATAACTATGAAACGTCCCAAGCCATTGAAACAAGCGCGCTAACACCAAAAGACCCATTATGGTATACGCCAGAAATGGCAAGCGGTCACGAACAGAAGTGGGCGACATTCAACACGAAAAACGATCCGTTCATGCCGTACAACGTAGACCCTAAAGCCCCAGGGCCACCAGTAAGAGGCGGTGCGCCATCATTGCAGCAGGCGACATTGGCTATGATTGCACAATCATCCGCAGATATCGAAGCGACAACAGGGATACATGCTGCCTCGTTAGGGAATGCTCCGCAACTACTAAGCCAGCGCTCTGTTCAGTCTCAAGCAGAGAAGGGTGATCGAGGGTCATTTATTTATACCGATAACCTCCAAAAGTCAATTCAATATGGCGGCGAAATACTTATTGATTTAATCCCTAGAATTTATGATACAGCTAGAACTATTCGTGTATTAAATATAGATGGAAGCAGTGAACAAATAGATATCAACCAAGCGTCAAGCCAAACAATTACTGATAGGGAAACCGGCGAAAAGGTAATTGTTAACGACTTAACCCAAGGAAAATATGACGTTGTTGTTAATAGTGGTCCATCATTCACCACCAAGCGGCAGGAATCGGCAGCGCAGCTAATTGAATTGTCGGCAGCTAATCCGGTTGTTGCAGAACTTGGACTAGACATTATCGCTAGGAACCTAGACATTAATGACGCTGAAGAGCTTCACGATAGAATCAGACAGCAAATGATAAAAGCAGGAACAGTACAGCCGACCGAGGAAGAAAGCGAGGAGTTAGGGTTAGATCAGCCACAACAACCCGACCCAATGCAAGTCGCGCTACTTGAGAACGTTCAAATGGAAACGCAACGACTAATGGCAGAAATAGAAAACAAAGAAGCTGACACGACCAGCAAAAGAATTACAGCGCAGCAAAACACCGCTAAAACGCTAGATACCCTTGTTCAGACCATGCTGGATAAGATCGAAAAAGGGATTCCAATCACTAATGATGAAGTGCAACTAGTAGTTGCTCAGCGAGATATTGTTGCTACCGCTCAGGATGAATTAGAGAGGGAGGCTTTAATCTCACAACAGTCCAATAGTCCAGAACTATTGAATGGGCAGCTACAATAGTTTAAAATGTATATAAAGGTTTACTTGATACCTTAAATCAAGGCTAAAATAGCCAGAGGGCGCAAAAATGAATGAAGCTGAACAGGTGGATAGCGGTATTACGTTGGATAATGATAACGTTACCGAAGAAATTAACGAGGAATCAGTCCCTCAATTGGAAGAAGCCCCAGAGGTTGAAAAACCCGAAGAGCCAGCGGAAGAGCTTGATGGAGTTCAGAAGCGAATAAACAAGATAACATTTGATAAACATGAAGAGCAACGGAGAGCGGACAAGTTACAGGCCGAATTGGACGAGTTAAAAGCCAAACAGCCAGCAACTACGCAAGCCGAGCCAAAGCTAGAAGATTACGATTATGACGAGCAAGCATACAATAGCGCTCTTATAAGTTATAAGGTAAAGCAAACAGCTAGCGAGATGGTTTCTGATCAGCGAAAGCTAGAGCAGGAGCGACAGGCTAAAATCGAGCAGGAGAAGGTGACCGCGAATTTCAATGAAAAAGTGGCTGTTTTTGCAAAAGACAAGCCGGATTACGTTGAAGCAGTGTCAAAAATCCCTATCTTGCAGCCTTCTGTATTAGATGGACTAATGAGGGATGAAAATGGTGCGGAGCTGGTTTATCATCTAGCTAATAATTTAGATGTAGCCGACCAAATTGTTAACATGAACCCCATTAACGCCATGTATGAGTTAGGTAAGATATCTTCAAGATTGTCGAAAGTTGAACCAATTAAACCTAGTTCAGCGCCCGATCCGATAGAGCCTTTGAAGTCGAACGGCATAACAGCTAAAGACCGAGGTCCGGAAGGTGCTACTTTTGAATAGAGGAAGCAAAAATGGCTAATAGCTCAAACAGCTTAGACAACAACACTACGCGAAAACTTGCTCGCGTATTTCTAGAGAAGTTCGAAGCTTCTCGCGTATTGACACGAACAGTTGATACTCAATTACTTCAAGGTAAATTTAATCCTTCAAGCGGAACCACTGTAGACTTTAAACGTCCTCACGACTATAAGTCCGACCGGACGGCTGGCGGTGATATTTCAGCAGTAGATAAGTCTGATATTATCGCAGCAAAAGCAACTGGTACTGTTCAGGATTATTTTACTGTCCATGCAGATTGGGATGATGTCGATGAAGCATTAAAACTTGATCAACTCGATGAAATCTTAGCTCCTATGGCGACTCGAATCATCACCGATTTAGAGCTTGATTTCGGCGCTTACATGTATAAAAACTGTAACTTACATTATGGCGTGCCAGGAACTGCGGTCGATGCATGGTCAGACGTTGCAGGAACAGGCGCGTTAATGGATTCTATCGGCGTTCCAAACGAAGGCGAGCGTTACTATGTAATGAACCCATACACCTCGGTAAATCTTGCTGACGTTCAGCGCGGGCTCTCTTCTGGTGACAATAACCTTGTTAACTCAGCATGGCAGAACGCTATGATCAGTAAGCCTTTAGGTAACTTGCAGGCGCTAAGCTCAAACGCTCTAGCGTCATACACGTCAGGCACGCTAACCGATCGAGCTGGTACGCTTTCAGGAACTCCGGACGGAACTTACGCAACCAATAAAGACACTATGACTCAAACGTTGGCTGTAACTGGTTTTGCCGCGGGTACTGACACGATTAGCGCAGGTGAGATAATTACAATCACTGGAAGAAACCGATTGAGCCTATCAACTCGAAGCGCGTTTACTGATGGTGCCGGAGCAGAAGTATTATGGTCAGGCGTCGTAACAGCCGATGTCACCTTATCAGGTGGAGCTGGAAATATTGTTGTTGCAGGCCCTGGTATTAATGAAGCTAACGGTCAATACAACACAGTGGATAGCGCGATCACTTCAGGCGATGTTGTTACTATTCTCGGCTCAGCCAGTACGGTTTATCAACCAAGCATGTTTTATCATAAGCAAGCATTTGGTATTGGTTCTGTACCTCTTAAGAAATTGTTTGCTACTGATACAATTGCGACAACTTCTGACGGAATGCAAATCCGAGTAACTAAATACTCTGATGGTGATGCAAATAAGCAAAAAGTACGTTTCGATTTACTTCCTGCTTACGTTACATTTAACCCATTCTTCGCCGGTCAAGGGTTTGGCGTATAAGGAAAGGTTAATTTTAATGTTGGGGCTTCGGCCCCATTTTTAAGGCGATATAAGATGAGTAAACCAAAGTTAATTTCAATGTATAAAAAAAATGGAATGGAAATGAAGGTTAATGAAGATTCCATTGGTGGGGCTCTAGCTATAGGCTGGTCGAAACAAAAACCCAAATCAAACCAAAAAAAACAATGATCAATGCCGACTTAGGGTCAGGAGAATTCAACTCTAAGCAATGGCACAAATCAGCTATTTTTGGAATGGACAATATTTCTGAAGTGGCTGAATATGTAAAGCAGGTCGCTGGTAAAGACGTCAACAAAGGCGTTCCATTAGACCAAGCAAAGGCCCAAGCTATAAAGTTAATAGGTGAATAATGACCACAGCAGCGGATATCATAAAAGGCGCGCTTAGAAGGCTTCAAGTAATAGGTTCTGAGACGGCTATAGAAGATGATGAGATCAGTGATGGTTTAGAGGACCTAAACGACTGGGCTATTGCGATTGAGCATGGCAAAGTTGCCTTGGGTTTTGTTCCTGTCGAACTATCTTCAGATACGGTTAACATCCCTCGGGAAGCTGTCGGAATGTATAAAGATAATCTAGCGCTTTATATGGCCGGTCAATATGGCGCTCCAATTCCTCAAACTCTGGCAGCCTCAGCAAGTGATTCTATGACCCTTGTGTTAAATATGTTCCAGAGGTCTATCGACGTCGCGTATCCTGATACGTTGCCAATAGGGTCAGGCAATGAGTGTGAGCTATTGACAAGAGATAATAGGTTTTTCGACTTTACCGATAAAGAAAACTTTTAATGCCGATCATGACGCTACCTCTAGGTGGAGGATTTTATCAGTCGGAATCTCTACCATTATCAGCCCAGCGCTGTATAAACTGGTTTCCAGCAAGCCCACAAACAGCTAACGCGGCAAGCGCCACAGCTCTATTCCACACTCCAGGGCAGAAATCATTTGTATCGCTATCTGGTGAGAATCGAGGGCAGCGTGTAATGGGTGGCGTAAATTATGCTGTTAATGGGAATTCTTTATATAAAGTATCCAAAACTCAAACAAGCATACTTTTAGGTGTAATTCCAGGTGCTGGCTTAACCTCAATGTCAGACAACGGGACAAAGCTTGTAATTGTTGTTCCTGGCGATTCTGCTTATGTTTATGACGGCGCAACACTCACCCAAATAACTGATGTGGATTTTAGAACTTCTGACACAGTATCATTTAAGGACGGTTATTTTATATTTACCGCCAGCGATGGAAGTGTGTTCTTTAACTCTGCGCTAAACGACCCGTTAAACTTTAGGGCGCTAGATTTCGGGACTGCAGAAATAGACCCAGATAAAATAATTTCGACACATGTAACCCATAACGAGTTATTTGTAATTGGCGAAGAGACTATTGAGCTTTTTCAAAATATCGGAGGAGCTGATTTCCCGTTTCAGAGAATTCCAGGCGCAAACATTCAAAAAGGCTCCCATTCTACATTTGGAGTTGTTGGGCTTGATGAAACATTTGCCTTTATTGGTGGCGGAAAAGATGAGAAGACCGCTATTTATCAGGTGGCCGATAGCCAGCGAGCAATAAAAATAAGCACGTCAGCCATCGATAATGAAATTCAAAAATTTACAAGAGATGAAATTGATAATAGTTTTGCTATGACATATTTTGACAGAGGTAACCAGATAGCTATATTCACTTTTGAGTCAACCAGAATTCCCAGTAGAACGTTTGCCTATAATGCGACTTCATCAAGAATAACCGGTATTCCAACATGGTTTGAGTATCAAACAGGGGTTGATGATGGTAGATGGAATGTTAACTCAATTGTTGTTGCTTATGGCAAGATATTGGCCGCGACATCTAATGGCGAGGTGACTGAATTAGATCATGAAACCTATACCGACTTAGGCGAGACCATAAAACGACAATTCACAGGCGGTCCATTTTCTAACGAAGAATTACCATTATTTATACCAACTATTAGATTATGGATGGAGGCAGGTGTAGGAACTTCTGGGCAAGGGTTGAACCCTGTAGTAAGTATGGATTATTCTGATAATGGTCGAACTTTTGGTAACAATAGAGTTAGACAGGTTGGCGAAATTGGCGAATATGGTCAGCAAATAGAATGGAGAAGGAACGGAAGAACTCCAGCATTTAGGGTGTTTAGATTTACGCTGACCGACCCAGTCAAACCTATAATTCGAAAACTTCAAGCGATAGCGCAAGCGAGTGGACCAGATGGCTGAAATAATACCATTAAACGAAAGAGAGCCTATATTTGATAGGCAAGGGCTAGGCACTAGGCGCTTTAATGCGTTTATAAGAGACTTGACCGCCCAAACAAACGACACGACAACCTCTGTAGATTCAACAATTTTTGTGGAGTCGTTAACTCTGATAGCTGATATCAATAATCGGCTTGGCTCTGGTGATAGTTTAACTTTTGATACCACTGGATTTTCATGGGATAGCGACGAATTTACTTTTGATATGGATGAGGCATAATGGCCCAGCAATTAATTAATACAGGTACAACGGCCAATGATGGCACTGGCTCCACTTGGAAAGCGGGCGGAGACATTATTAATGATAACTTCACCGAACTTTACGCGTCGAACAATTCCAATATATTGCCAATATCAGTTGAGGCTGATTTCCCCAATCAAGATGCGTCGAGCATTTATTTAGATTCTGGGATTATTTACCAGCCAATAGCTAGTTTTTCGACCGCCAAAACAATTGTGTTCCAAGGTGGTAGAATCTCAGGTCTTGGAAAGGGGTTGGGCGTAACGCTCATTTATACCGGCTCGGGCAATCAGTTTTCAGCTACTGACAACGATATGAACATTGAAGAGGTAACGGTGAACGCTGCTGCTGGGTCTCATTACAGTTTTACTACATCGGGCGCTAATGCTGTAGCTCTTAGATCTATGACATCTTCCGGCGCTTTAAATCAAGGAACGATAACTAACGGGACTAGCATTAATATAGACAGATATACAATGTCCGCATCAACGTCCACGACTGGATTTATCTTTGCTGGGACAAGTGGGGTAATAGTTGTTCAAACGTCGAATACTATTGGCGCACCGTCTGGGTTTATATCGTTCGATCTAGGTTCAGCCACTTTCATCGGGATTAATTTCACGCAATTTTTCCAAGATACAACAATATTTGGTAATAATGCCGCATCTGTAGCCGTTTCAGGGTTAGCTAGTAGTGGTAATGTGACATCAGGTAATTTAATTAGCGTGGATACTTGTAATTTTTCTGGATTAACCGCGGCATTCACTAATATTTCACCATCGGATATAAGGTGGGAGTTTATGAGTTCGCCGCCGTTTGAGAACTCATCAAAAGAAGCTGACTCTTATTTAACTGCATCTAGCACAGTAACTATAGGCACTCAAAGCGTATTTGTCGCTATTAATGGCTCTAGCTGGGCGTCTGATATAACGGAAAGATTTAGCTCAACGACCGCGGGTGTTTTAACCTTCCTTGGTGAGCGAGACGCAAAATTCTTTGTTAGTATGACATCAACTATTGAAAAAGTTGGTGGAGGCGCTGACGAGATAGAAGCAAGAATCTCATTAAACGGCGTAACAAGTGGAGCTAGCTTTGATAAAACAGGATCGACAACTGAAAACGCATCACCGACAAGCGTCACTAGTCAGCGACTGGTCACCCTATCAAACGGGGATACGATTCAAGGCTATGTAGCAAATAATGGAAGCACATCAAATATCGAAGTTAGTAAAGCTAACCTAACAATTATTGAGGTTAGATAATGGCTAACGTTGTCTTAGTTAATTCAGTTGCAAACACAATTGCAGATACTATTCAAAAGTTTTACGACTCGCCCACAACTGGCGGAGGAACAGTGATATCCGCTTTCACGGCAACAAATAATACAGGGGTTAACGCGTCATATAAGGCTTATATTTACGACGCCTCGGAAAGCCTGCTTGAAGCCGTGATGCCCACAAAGGTAGTTATTCGCAATCGGTTTGATTTGGGCGGCTCTATTGTTAACCAATTAATCCCCAAAGGCGGAAGCTTGCGAATGGAATGCAGTGCGGCGGACTCTATAACTTTTAGGGTTTCTGGTAAAGAATTGTGATTGAAATAACTGAAGATATTGAGCTAATTAAAAGCTTAATGTCTAAGGTTTGGGATACAGCTACAGCAGATAATGACAAGTTCGAAAACTTCGAGCCAAGGATAGATAATTTCAACGGGTGGTTGATAGTTAGTGACTATGGTAATATAGATGGCATAGTTTACGTTGAACAGTCAACCACGACAACGGCAGTATTCCATCCTTATTTATTAGGAAAAAAGGGCTCAGGTAGAGATATGATTAAACAAGTTTTAAGCTGGTTTCTAAATACGCCAATACAAAAAGTTAATGTGTGTATTCCTGTGCTTTACAAATCAACATACAACACAGCTAAAAAGATTGGCTTTATTGATGAGGGAGTGAATAGAAAAAGCTTCCTCAAAAACGGAAAATATCACGATCAATTTTTACTAGGTTTGACGCGGTTAGAAATACAGGGGTTATTATGAGTTTTATAGGTGACGCTATTGGCGGGATTTTTGGTGGCGGAAGCGCTGCAAGAAGGGCGGCAGGCGCGCAATCTGAAGGCGCTCAAGCTGGCATTGACGAGCAGCGCAGACAATTTGATTTAATTCAAGGATTGATGGCTCCACAGATCGAAGCCGGAGACATGGCAAGGCAGCAGCAATTAGCCTTACTTGGTTTGTTAGGGCCAGAAGCTCAAGCGCAAGCGCAATCACAATTTAGCGAGTCTCCTGGGCAAAAGTTCATTAGAGAGAGGCAGCAACGAGCATTGGTACGCAATAGCGCTGCTACTGGCGGATTGGGTGGCGGCAATGTGCAAACAGCGCTGCAGCAACAGGCGGCGGGCTTTGCTTCGCAAGATTTTGGTAATCAATTTAATCGTTTGGCTGGTTTATCTGGTTCCGGTCAAGCGGCAACTGGAAATTTAGGCCAGTTTGGGCAGGCTTCAGCAGGAAATATAGCGAACCTCTTAGGCCAGCAAGGGCAAGCTCAAGCGTCTGGTATTTTAGGTCAGCAGCAAGCGAATGCAGGGTTGGCGGGGAATTTAATTACTACCGGTTTAGGGATTGCGGGGTTGTTTTCAGATAAAAGACTAAAGAAAGATATCAAGAAGATAGGCTCTATGGGTAAATTAGATTTATTTAGCTGGGTTTGGAGAAATACGGGCGAGAAAGATACCGGATTTATCGCGCAGCAAGTGCAAAAAATCTTCCCCGAGTACGTTGTAGAAAATAACGGGTTTCTAATGGTTGATTATGAAAAAGCAATCGAGGCGGCAAAATGGGCTTAGTATCAGCGAATCAATTTAACTTAACGCCAAATGTTGGCGGGGCGATTAAGCAAGGCTTAAACCTTGGCGAACAATTTAAAAGTATTCAACTTAAAAATAAACAGCAAGAGTTTTTGGAAGGTGGCGGATTGCAAGACCCAAACGCTTTGCAGAACGCGGCTAAATTAGGCTTAGACTTTCAATCCCAAATAGCAAAAGGATTAGGCTTGCAAGATGATCGCACCGGCCAAATAGACGCGGCTAGACTTACTGAGGCGGCGAATTTTGCATTTAAAGCCCAAGGAATGCCATTAGAGCAGCAAAACATCGCAATTAACAAACGAATTGAAGAGGTTGAAGCGCGAGGTGGTGACGCTACCCAAACTAGAGAGTTGCTTAATATGCCTTTCGAGCAGCGAGGTAAAGCGTTCCAAGGGGTTCAATTGGCTGCATTGCCTAATGAAAAGCGATTAAATATATTAACTGGGTCTCAAGCTGGGACGGGTGAAAGAGAGTTCAATAATTTAATTTCAGGATTTACAGACGAAGAAAAGCAGCTTGCAAGGCAAATAAAAGCTGGCCTAAAACCTCGGGCGGTTGGCTCGGCTGTTCAGACAATTACCGAAGAAGGTATTGTCGAAGATATTGCCGGAACTGAAAAAACCTTATCCAAAAGCAAGGAGGAAGGTAAGCTAGAGGCGGGGTTGAAGCTTGCACCAGCAATTAAATCAGCGGTAATAGCGGCAACTAGCGCAGCTAACCAAGAGGCTGATATAAAAACTAAAGGCCGCTCGAATGGCGTTGCTTTAGACGTTTATAGAACAGGTATGAAAGGACTTATCGATGCATTAGGCCAAACTGATACAGGCCCATTTGTTGGATTAAGTCCGGCGTTAACCTCTAACCAGCAAATTGCCGACGGTGCAGTTGCGGCAATGGCTCCAATATTAAAGCAGATATTTAGAAGCGCCGGCGAAGGCACTTTTACTGATAGCGATCAAAAGCTATTAACTCAAATGATACCAACAAGAACCGACAGTAAAAAGGCAATTGCATCAAAACTAAGTAACATCGACGCAATTGTTAGATCTAAGCTATCAGAAGGCGTTAATGCTGAAGAGCCACCAGGGGAGGTTGATGAGGGTGTTATTATGGAAGACGCTAACGGTAATCGGGCGAGAGTTTTCAAAGATGGAAGGATTGAGGAGTTATAGAAATGGCGTTCGATATAACAACCGCAAAGCCAGTCAAAGACAAGCCTAAATTCGACCCTACAACCGCAAAGGAAGTTAATGGGGAGGTAGACTTTTCACAAATCGACCCAATGAAAGATATTAGTCTTTTTGGTGTCACTGGTGAGGATGTTGTAGGCGCTGGAAATCTAGCTGCTAATATCGGAACAGGAATTATTGCAAAACCAGTAGCCGGAGGTATAGCGTTGAGAGATGTTGTTCAAGGTGAGGGCTTGCAAGGCGCTGAAACCGTGAAACAGGTTACAGAAGATATTCAGACCCCGCTATCTCCGGAAGGGTTAGCAGTTGCTAAAAATATAGGTGAAGGATTAAAAGAAATAGCTAAAACCCCAGGCATTGATCAGCTAGTTCAAGGCGCAAAAAGCCTTAAAGAATTATTTACTAAGATTGGAGAAACAACAGCTGGCACCGCTGCAGACCCGCTTGGATCCTTAATTGGGCAACCTACAAGCGAGCTTGGCGCTTCAGATGTTCCTGAAGCTATTGGTGGGTCCGTTCTTGGTGCTGTGCCTGAGACTGCTTTAGAGGTTGCTGGATTTAAGGGCTTGTCCTCTCCTGGAGTGAAAGCGGCAGCATCGGCTAGCAAGTTAAAATTACCCAAATTGCCATCATCAAGAGAGGTTAAAAAACTAATTGCAGCATCGGCTCCCAGTATTGATCAGTTGAAAGGATCAGCAAGGGCTATATATAGTAAAATTGATGATTTAGGTGTTCAGGTAAAACCCCAAGTAACAGATAAGTTATTTTCTAGAATTAATCAGATTGTAAAAAGCGAGGGCTTTAACGCAAAAATACACCCCAAAGTCTCAGGCGTGTTAGATGAGCTGCAAAAAACGAAAGGACAAACACTCAGCGTTTCTGAAATAGATATATTGCGGAAGGTTGCGAGAGGGGCAGCTAGAAGCTTAGACCCTGACGAGGCAAGGCTCGGGAATATAATTATTTCGAAAATAGATGATTCGCTAGATAATCTCGGCGCAAAATCCCTAATAAAAGGCGGCAACCCTGAAGTTGGTAAATTATACCGTCAAGCTCGCGGCCTATGGGGGAGAGCAAGAAGGTCTAAACTTATAGAGGAATCTTTCGAAAAAGCAAAAAATCAAGCATCCGGATTTGAGAACGGGCTACGAAATCAGTTTAGATCTATATTAAACAACAAGAAAAAAATAAAAGGATTCAAGCCTGAAGAGGTTACCGCAATGCGCAGAATCGTAAGAGGTGGACCGGCTGAAAACATGGCTAAACATATTGGCAAGTTTGGCTTCACTGAGGGGCAGGCGTCTACAATGCTTTTAGGGAGTGCCGGAGTTGCTGGTGGGGCTGCATTAGGTGGCCCAGTCGGGGCGGTTATAGTCCCAGCAATTGGGCAGGTGTCAAAAAACCTTGCGCAAAAAATGACAAGAAATAACGCTGTATTCGCTAACGATCTAGTTAAAGCTGGAGATGACGCAAGGCAGATAATAAACTCATATTTTAGAGCCGTCCCAAAAGTAGAAAGAAGCTCTAGAGATTTGACCGAGCTACTTCTAGGTAAAAATTTATCAAAATTAACTAAAAAAACAAAAGGTTTGACCGCAGAAGAGAATCGACTAATAGCAGACGCCTTGTTTTTTACGAATAAACTTAGTGATCAGCAGCTAAAACAAGCTTTAGGGCTAGCCGCATTAACCGCATCGGAGAAAAGCGAAAATGAGTAGCAGATTTGTACTACCCCTAGAGACTACGTTTGATATAAATGGATCTCCACAGGTCGGCGCTAGACTGGAGTTTTTCGAAGCTGGCACAACCACTAGAAAAGACACTTATTCAGACGAAGCTAAAACCACAGCTAATACCAACCCAGTAATTGCGGACGGAAACGGACGCTTTAGTGATATTTGGCTAAATGGAGATTATGACGTAACCCTAAAAGAAAGCGATGGAACTTTGGTTTGGGGGCCTGAAAAGATAACAGAATTTGAAACGGCAACGGCAGCAGCTTCTAGAGCTAACAAAACAGCGACACAAGAACTAACCACCGCTGATATGGCTGCTGACACTAATAAAACCTATGAGGCCGGTGTTGACGTAGTCCAGACAGGCGAATACTCAACTGGCAACGGTGGCGGCGGTACTTATGATTGTGTGACGGTCGGAACGACTGCAAATGTGGATTTACCTAATACTTACAATGTCATTGTATCAACCGCAGATGCTACTAAGTGTTTTGTGTTGAGAATACACGGAGAAACAAAAACTAGACAGTGGGGCTTGGGATTTAACGGTGCAGACGATAGCGCTGGTTTAAATGCGCTAATGGTCTATCTAGAGACTAACAACGTAATAGTAATATCAGATGATGATGAAATATTCAACACGACCACAGCAGACGTAAGTTGTGATGTAGGGCTGAAGTGGCTAGCTAATGGCGCGACACTAAAGCCGGTTGGGTTTAATGGTTTAATTGTTGGCGCAGACGCAACGGGCACTAGTACGACCCTATCGGCAGATGTGCAAATAAATACCAACAAATTAACATTTACATCAGTGGCGGGATTTTCGGTTGGAGATCTAATACAACTAGTATCTGCCGAAGCTTGGATGCTTGACCCAACGCCCACGGAAAATATGAAAAAAGGGGAGCTTTGCGTAATCCAGCGCATATCAGGAAGCGATGTTTATGTTGAGTCGCTTTTATATGATAACTACGATATATCTGCAAATGCCGTAACGGTAACAAGAATAGAGAAAATAAAGCCGGTTATTCAAGGTCTTAATGTTGTTTACACAACGCCAGAGGATAAAGTAGGAATAGAGCTTCGAGGGTGTGTTGATGGTCGGGCGATTGACTGCGAGGTTACAGGAGCCAGAACGCAAGGGGTAAACGTCGTTCAATCTTATCGCACCAAAGTGGTAAGACTGACAGCTACAGCTATAAATAACAGCGGAACGGGTTATGGGGTGCAAATTAACGACTCAGCTTTGTGTGACGTTTGGTATAGTAATTTTAGCGAATGTCGAAGGGGTGTAGATATTAGTGGAACAATCCCAAGCCGAGGATGTAAGGTTTGGCATAATCACGCGGATGGCTCAGGGCTGGATAGTGCTGCGGCTAATCTACCTAGCAATACCGGATCTAGCGGGTTTGGCAGCCATGAAACATCCGAACATAATTCATTTAGATTTAACACTGTTTCGGGGTGTCGATACCACACATTATTAAGGGGTAAAGACGAAATCGTCGATAATAATGAAGCCTATCAGGATATTGTTATCGCGTTTGTCCAATGCTCTAAGGCTATAAACTGGACAGTAACTAACAACAAATATCACGCTTCATTGCGACCAGGCAAGACTTTGGACTTGGTAGCCGCTGATGATGATGAACAAAAGATGCCTTTCTTTGTATCGTTTACTGATCCCGCTATAGATGGCGGATATTATACGATAAAAAATAATGAGTTTGA